CGCGAGTGTCTGGAGGATGTGATCGAGAGCGCCACCGGGCCGACCCTGCTGGTGTATGATTTCAACGAGGATCTGGCGCTGCTGCGCGACGCGCTCGGGGAAGATCTGCCTTACCTCGGCGCCGGGGTCAGCGACCGTCAGGCGGCCGACAATATCGCGCGCTGGAACGCCGGCGAGCTGCCGTTCATGGCGCTGCACCCGGCCTCCGGCGGCCACGGCCTCAACCTGCAGCACGGCGGCGCCGACATGGCGTGGCTGGCGCCGACGTGGTCGCCGGAGTATTGGGAGCAGACGATCGCGAGGCTCAACAGGTCAGGACAGCAACGCCAAGTCATCGTGCGGGTCTGCGTCGCCAACAATACGGTCGACGACCTGAAGCTGGACCGGGTACACCACAAAATGTCGGCGCAGGAAGCCTTTGAGGCTTACCTGCGCCGGTGGCAGACGCAAAACTAGACTGCAACTTGGAACGGCCGCGGCGTGGTGTAGGCGGCCTTGTGGTGCTTGGCGCAGTAGGGCGCCTCGATCGGGGCGTGCCCGCCGCAGTAGCGGTACGGCGGCCGGTCGGTCACCTCGCCGAGCGGCCAGCGGCAGACGCCGCTGCCGAGCTGGTGGATGTCGACGCCGGGCGCCGGCGGCGCCACCGGCTCCGGCGGCGGCAGGATCGGGGCATCTATCCGCACCGGCGCCTTCACCATCTTGGGCCGCGGCGTGACCGCGACCCGCGCCGGCTTGCCGGGGTCGCGCACCGGCAGCCCGAGACGGCGGGCTTTGCCGATGCAGGCGTTTTTCGTGATCGGCATGGCAAACATCTCCGACATCATCCGGGAGATCTCGGCGAAGGAATGGCCGACGCCGTCGCGGTGCAGCCTGACGAAGGTGTCGACCATGTCACGGGTCCATGCGTGCTTCTCGATCATTTCACCATCCCCATAAACAAGATCTCGTGAGGGCCAAAGACCTGCTTCTCGCCGCAGGCCTCGCACTTGTAGCGCCGGGCGTCCGGCTCGCAGCCGCCCTGCTCAAAGCCGCAGGCGAGGCAGAAGCCGTTCATCTCGTCGTTGGCGCGCTGGACGTCCTCCAGCGTGAACACGCGCTTAGTCGATGACGGGCTGGTCATTGATCGCCTCCTTGCCGTCGGCCTCGGTCAGCTCGCGCACCGACATCACGATGTTCTGGGCGCGAACGGTCAGCAGCGAGATGTTGGAAATGTCAGTCGCCAGTTCCACGCATTTGTCGCGGAACAGGTGCATCTCGCGGCGCGTCTTTTCGCTGTGTTCCATCAAGAAGCGAATGCGATAATCCTTCTGGGCGTTGTCGGCCTTGAGCTGGCCGATCATGTCGAGGGCGCGGCGCAGGTCGTCGTGCATCTGCTGCACGTCCGCCAGCGCCGAGGCGCGACGGTCGAGTTCGGTGGTCGGGATGGTCAGGTTGGTAGTCATGGATGGCTCCGGTGATGGGTCGGGGTTGTCGCCTTGGTGCGTCGGGTCATGTAGCGGTAGACGCGGTCGATGGTGGTAAAGCGCGGCATCCGGCCGGCCTCCAGTCGGCGGATGAAGTAGCCGTCGCCGGCGGCCTTGAGGCCGAAGGCGGTGCGGGTGATGCCGGATCTGGCGCGATACGCCTCGACGTCGGCCAGCAGCTGGGCTGCGATCGGGTGTAGCTTTGGCATGGCTGCACCCTAAACAAATTGTTAGGGATGCCGCAACAACTAAATTGACAATTATCAATTCAGGCGGATAGTGGCGTCACGTTCAATCACCAACCGGGGAACCATCACATGAATATCGACGTCACTGCCGTCCTCGCCGCCACCATTACGGTGGCCGCGGTGGTCATGATCTACGCGCTGCTGATCTCGGAGAGGGGCGCGCAATGACCCCGCGCACTTACCCGCGCTACGCCGTGGTGCGTGACTATCTCAGCGGCAGCTATGAGGTGGCGCGCTTCGACGCGCCCGAGGATTTTACGATCGTGCAGGCCAACATCCGCACGCTCGGCAAGGCGTGCAAGGCCTGTGAGGAGTGGATCCAGCGCGAGGAGAGCAAGCATGTCGAGGGATAGCATAGCGAAAGACCTGAGCCAGCACTTTGCCGACCGGCTGCGGGATCTGCTGGAGGACACTGCCGACACCATGACCCACGCCGATTTTGAGTACAGGGAGATTGCGGCCATGCTCATTTCCGGTCTGCTGGGCGAGGCGGCCACGGGCGTGCGCAGCCTCAACGGCGACAAGGCCACGTTCATGGCCGCCTGCAGGCTCGTCTACGACGCGGTCGAAGAAACGAGGCGAAGGACCCGGAAACGGGCGGCTAAAAAGACTAATTGACAGGGTTGCCATACTGTCATAAGTCTGTGCCATCGCAACCGGAGACAAGACAATGCGTGTTCAGATCCCTGTCTACACCGACCGCTGGATGATGGGCGACCGCTACGGCGTGGTCGTCAAGTCCACCCGCATGCGCCCGGCAAACGCCGTGCGCGCCGCGCTGCTCACCCGCCACCCGCACGTCGCGCACGAGATCGCCCACGTCAAGCTGGATAAATCCGGCAAGACCGTCCGCGTCATCTTCAGCGACTGCACGGTCGTCTGAACGAGAAACGCCCGGCGGTGGGGGTATAAACCGCCGGGCGCCTTACCACCGCCGGGGGGACACGCCGGCGGGCGCTCTGATCCATCACAAACCGAAGCAGGGGCATGATAGCCCCGGAAAGGCGAAAATGAAAACCGTTAAAATGTTGTTGCTGCAGCCGGAGGTCACCCCCGGCGTGTTCGGGCCGATCCCGATGTGGCTCGACCCGGAGGATCCGCGTCGCGCCGCCGAGCAGCTCAACGAGCACTACGCCCACGGCGGCGGCTGGCAGCCTTTCGAGGGCTTCAAGGAGCTGCCCGACGGCTCGATCGTCTACCCCGACGCCGAACCGCTGCGGCCGCTGGCGGCGATCAGCATGCGCGACGAGATCGTCGTCATGTACCCCTACAGCTGGGTCATGATCAGACAAAAAGACGGCACCTTCGAAATCTGCAGGATGGATTGATGGGCATCCGGCGCATGATCCCGATGGGCACCACGCAGCGGCGCTGCGTGGTGTGCGGCTGCCCGATCAATGCCACCGGGCCGGACCTGACGGCCCACGAACAGCTATGTATTGAAAAACTGATAACCCAACGCGCCGGCCTGACGCCGGCCCCTGACAACAAGGACTGAACATGAAGAAGCTACTGACGACGATCGCAATCGTGGCGGGGCTGCTCGGCGTCGCTGTGGCGCAGGAAAGCACCCTCGAGCGCGAGCTGACCCGCGAGGAGAAGAACGACGCCCTGCGGATGGCCTACCGGCTCAATGGGGGGCGCATGAACGGCCCGATGGTCGACCTCACCGACCCCCGCGTGCTGGATAACTACGCCAGACTGGTGGCCGCGGACGGCGCGCCGCCGGCACCGCTGGTGCTGGAGCCACCGAAGAGGATCAAGACGGTGGTGGTGCCGGTGGACCCGGCGACGTCGGAGCCGCCGGTCAGGACGGCCGATCGCGCCGACATCTGCCGCCGCCACGGCATGCGCAAGGTGGCGTCGGGCAAATCATGGCGATGCAGGAGATAACCATGACCATTCCTACTACACGCATCAAGAGCCTGATCCACAACGGACGCCATTGGGATATTGTCCGCATCAACGATAGTTATTTCGCGCGTGCTTACGGACAAGGCGACTACGCGGGTCGCCCCAGCGACACCGGTCCTTACAGCACCGCGCTTCAGGCCGAGGAATTTATCAAGGCGATCCGCCCATGACACCGATTTCCGAGTAGAACACTCGCTCCGCGTGGCGACGATATACCCATGCCGGTTAAAGAGTTCAGGCGGCAACGGCACGCCGGTCAGCCGTGGATTGACGTTGCCTGCGCACAGGTGCGGGCGCTGAAAGATCACCTCAAAGTAGGAGATAACCATGACCACTCAGTGCGACGTGCAGACCGTGGAGGTAGCGGCGACCCCGCTCGGGCCGTGGCGCATTGAAGTGGGTTGCAAAGGCTCAGGCCCTTGGGACCGCACTACGATTGAGGCCGGAGACATTGTGGTTGCAACGGTCAACACCATGATGAGGGGTGAAGAAGCCGTAGCAAGCGCGCGACAACTCGTTGAAAGAGCAAACGCCACCTTTGCTGCGTCCCCGGTGCCATCGGCTCAATGCGTCTGTCAAGACCAGCACCGCCGAGGGCGTTGCACCGAGCCGGGGTGCCCGTACTCGATCACCTCCACCGACCCCAAGACAGCAACGCTGTTGCCGTGTCCGTTCTGCGGCAGCGAGGCCGATCATGCGGCACTAGACAAAGGACCGTACAAATACGTCGTTCGCTGCCTCGACTGCGCTGCGCGGGTTCAAACCGTTGGCGACAAGGATGACGCCTTCCGATATTGGAACACCCGCACCCCTCAGTGCGACGTGCGCACTGCAACTGACTGGAAGCCGATCGAGACGGCGCCGCTGGATGGATCTGAGATATTGATCCTTACCGCAATTGGTGCGACCCAAGCTCGATTTGCCCCCGGCGGGTGGAGCGACCACCACGAGGGCCGAGAATATTACGGTCCTGTTTGGGTGTGCTGCGACGATAAGTGGCAGATAGAAATCGAAGATTGCGGCAAGGATGGGATGCATCACGGGATGGCGACGCATTGGATGCCGTTGCCCGCCGCGCCTCCCCAAACTGGTGGCGCCGGGCTGGGTACCTAGCGGCTGCAGCGCGCCATCTGCAGCATATTGCGGGCCTGTTCCTTGCAGGCCCGCTCTGCGTTGATGGCGTCGATCTCGGCGCGGGTGTAGACCTCGACCGTCGGCACCACCGGCGGCCGGTCGGAGATGTAGCAGCCGCCCAGCGGCAGCGCGATCAGCAGAGCCTTCCACATGGCCTTCACCTCATGCGTGGCGACGATATACCCATGCCGGCGAAATCCAGCAGGATCAGGATCAGGATCAGGACGCCGATCACGGTGATTGCGACCTTGGCGACACGGTTGAACGGCTCCGCCAGCGGCACCATGTCGATGATGTAGAGCAGCAGCCACATCACCAGACCGAGCACCACGATCATGATGACGAGGTGAATAAGGGACGTGATCATGGGCGTACTCCCCTGTGCATGCAGTCGCGAGACAGCTCGGCGATCAGGGCGTCGCGACGCGCGCCCGATGCCGACACCTCATGGACGACGTAGCCCAGAAACATCACGTTGACCACAACCAGCGCCAGCGCGTAGGGGTGCGCCTTGAGGGCTTCGAAGATGTGGTCGCCGACCATCACGCCGCGGCTTCGAGGGCCTCAATACGCGCCATCGCCTCCTGCAGCGCCTTGGTCAGCGCCGCTATCACGGTGAACGGGTTGGGCGACTGCACATAATCGGGGCTGTCCTTGACGCCGGTCGCCGCGCTCGGCAGCAGCGTGTCCTGCAGCTCATGCGCGATGAAGCCCCACTGCTCAATGTCGTTGGCGACGAACATCGGCCCCTTGGCCGGTGCCGCCGGCAGCTGCTCGCCCTTCGCCTCGGCCTCGGCCCGCGCGTCGGCGGCGGCCTTGAGGTCCGCCGCGATCTGCGCCGGCGGCGTGAAATTTGCCTGCGTATATTTGATCGGGCGCAGTGCCTTCACGGTGTCCCACATGCTGGACAGGCCCGCCACGTCCTTCTTGGTGCGATAGTCCGACGTGATCGTGATGTTGCCGAGGTTGGAGACGTCGATCCACATCTGGACGGGACCGACATAGTTCAAGTTGAAGTAGTTACCGCCGTAAGGGCCGCTGCCACCTGATCGGCAATAGAAGCCTGACCCACCTTTAACTACATACCCCTCGCCGGCGGTTATGTTCTGAACAGCGGTGACCGACCCGTAGCAGGAAAAGTGTCCGCCATCTGTCAGGTTGGCGACGGCCAGAGTGTTGGCGTGGTTGATGAACTCCAGCGTTCCGCCGGAGTTGCGGATGTATTTCCAATAGCCGCTGGCGGTGTCAAACAGGCTGAGGTGCATGTTGCCGCCACCTGTCTTGGCGACGAAACTGCCAGCGGCGTTGATAAAGGCGCCGCCACCCTCAAGGTTAAAGTTAGTGCCATCATACTGCAGGAACTTCGTGCCGGAGGTGCCGAAATGAAACGCCCCTGCTGTCGTCGATGAAGCGGCGTACACCGCTCCATTTGCGACGACCGGGCCGCAATTGAACGTACCGCCGATTAAGTTAAATAAAGTACCGTCGTAGTTAAGGTATTTGTCGGCGGCACTGCTGAACCGGAGTACGGCGGTGGCCGTGGAGTAGCCGGTGTGCATCTCCCCCGCCGCATATATCCCGCTCGAGGTAAACAGGTTGCCGCCAGCGAGTGTGAAATTGGTGCCGTCAAAGTTCAGGTACCCGGTAGCGGAAGAGCCGAAAGTGTAACGGCCAGAGGTACCGGCGCCGGAAAACACGCCACTGTAGGCGTACAGCGGACCACCCTCTAGCAGATAGTTGCCGCCGAAATTGCCGAAGTATTTGGTTGCGGTGTTACCGAAGTAGACCACGCCATTAGTGGGTGTGGTTGCGTCAGTTAGGGTGAGCGTGCCGGTCATGGTATCGCCGGTCACATTGACGTAGCGCGCGTCGTTGTCAGCCTGCGAGCCGGGCTGCTCGGCCCACGCACCCCACACTCCAGCCTGCTTCTGCCGCACAAAGACGCGACCGGGTACCGTGTTAATCAACTCCCTCGCCTCGAGGGTGATATTGTCGCCAGCGCCGTAGGCAACACCAAGAAAATAGGGGCCTGCTGCCGGTGCGGCAGTGGCCCCCGGATTGGAAATGAACGATCCAGCCACAAACGGGAAGCTGTCGTAATTGGTCACTGCCTGACTTGCGATCTCGCCGCTCAACGCGATCATCGCATCGTGCGCGTTGTTGGCGCCGGTGCCGCCGGCCACGATCGGCCGCGGCGCATTGAGATCCTGCGCCACGTCGTTGGTGAAGCCGTTGTAGACCGTGCTCTCGATCGTGGTGCCCTCGACCACGTCGGGGAAGGGCAGCCCGTATTGTCCTGAACCGTCGCGCGGCATTGCTTACTCCCCTGCCCGGTATCGCGGCGGGCGATTGACGAATGGATTGACACCGCGGCGCCGCAGCTCGTAGTCGGCGATGCGCCGCCGCATGGCCTCGACGGCGTCGGGGCTGTTCGCCAGCAGCGCGCGGGCGATCGCGCTGCGCTGCGCCTCGCTCTCGCCGCGGCCGACGCGGGCGAGCATCTCGCCCCCGCCGCGCAATGCGCCCATGATGTTGCCGCTGACGAGGTTGCCGGCGATGCCGAGCGCCTCGGAACCGCCGGGGGCCGCGTTTATGTCGGCGAGCCGGCCCGCGGTCTGCGAGCCGCCCATGACGCCGCGGCCAAGCCGCTGCATCGCCTCCTCGCGCGCCAGCGCCTCGCGCAGCGTCGCCGGGCCGTAGGGTGAGATCGCCTCCAGCTCCTGCGCGCCTTTCTGCGACTTGGCGCGGAGGTAGGGCGGGATGTTGCCGGTGCGCTCCAGATCGCCGCGGACCCGGTCGGCGACGCCGATGCGGACACCCTGCTGCGCCGGCGGGTTCATCTGCTCGATGTGCCGGATGTTGTCGGCGGCGCGGCCGGTGGTCGGCATGGCGCGGCCGAACTCGACCGCGGTATTGACCTGCATCGGACCGGCGTAGGCGGCCCGCGCCGCGCCGTACATCGGATTTTCGATGTCCATCTGCCCCAGCAGCCGGCGGCGCACCCCGTCGATCGCCTGCCCACGCGCCGTGAGCCGGCGGGTTTGCGGGTTGACCTCGCCCTCGATCATGCGGTCGAGGCCGACTTTCAGCGTGTGCAGCGTCTGCGCGTTCGGCACCCCGGTGATGACGGGGTCGCCGGCCGCGTTAAAGCCGGTGATCTGCGCGTCGGTCGGGTTGAACGGCCGGTCGGTGCCGAGCGAGCGCAGCCGCTGCAGCTCGACGCCGTGGCGCAGTCCCTGCTGCGAGATCGGATCCTCGATAATGCGCTGGATGGTTTCATTCCACGTCGGCACCCGCTCGGCCTGCCGGTACAGCGGCGCGGCGTCCTCGCCGGCGCGCTGGATCAGCGCCTCGCTCTCCTCCAGCGCGGTGCGCGGCGCGTTCAGCTTGCGGCCGACCAGCTCCCCGACCCGGTCAGGCATGTTGAGGTCGCGCGCCGTCAGCACCTCGGCGATGCGCTCGCGCGGCGCGCCCGGTATCTTGTGGAGGGCGTCGAGCTTTTTCTCGGCGGCGTGGCCCAGCGCGTCGGCAATCGTGTAATCGGCCTGCCCCGCGGCACGGGCCGCCGCCATCCGGTTGGCGAGCTGCTCCATCGAGACGCCGGCCTCGCGGGCGACCGTGGCGATCTGCTCGGTGGCGATCTTCTCGGGGTCGCGCAGCCGCGGCAGCTGCGCTGCGCGGGCCGCCCATTGACCGCCGGCGAGCAGGGGAGGCAATGCCGCCCCGAGCACGCCACCGACGCCACCGCCGATCGCAGCGCCCTTGAACCGATCCTCGAAGCTGTCGCCCTCGCCGGCGCCGGTCACGGCGCCCAGCCCGGTTGCCTTGGCGATGTTGGTGCCGTAGTTGACGGCGCCCGCCGGTAGGGTCTTGCCGCCGATTGTCACTGCAGCGGCGCGGGTGCCGGAGCCGAGCACGCCGGCGCCGGTCGCCAAGCCGCCGCCGATCTCGGCCAGCGTGCCGCCGACCCCGGCGGTGTTCTCGCGGGTGCGCTCGTTGGAAAGGTTCTCGCGCGCCTTGGCGTAGCGGTAGCCCTCGACAGGATTGACGCCGCGCCGGACGGCCTCGATCGGCGCCAGCGCCGCGGCCATGATCTCGTCGGACCACGGGATGCCCATGCCGGCGCGCTGGGTGTAACCCTGCGTGCCCCACGGCTGCGGCCGCGCCAGATCCGCCTCGGCGGCGATGCGATACTTGTCGGGCGGCGCGGTCGGAGCGACCGGCGGATCGGCCCACGCCGGTGCCGTCGCCGTGGCGGCGACCGGCGGGTCAGCCCATGATGGGGCGTCAGTCATGTTGCGTTTTTACCCTTCTCATGTCGGGCGGGTCCGTCGCCAGACGATAGGCCCGATTGCGCGGCAGGGCGTCCTTTTCCTCCTTGGTGCTGATGACCACCGGCGGCAGATCCGACAGCGGAGTGTTGTTGGGGACTTTTCCGGCAGCCTTGGCCGCCTTCAGCTCCTCCACCACCTTCATCTCCTCGGCCATCTTCTTGTCGAACCGCTCGACGATCGGCGTCGCCTTGCCGAGGCCGTCCTTGATGCCCTCGAACACCGCCTCTCGAGCGCGCTTCATCTGCGCCACCAGTTCAGGCGACGAGCCGGGCTTGGGAATGTAGCGGTTGATAACGTCGGTTATTTCTGCCGCGGAGGTTCCGGCGCCGGTTTCCTTGCGCAGCGCGATCGAGGCGAACTCCTTGGCGGCGTTATACTTGGTCTGGAACTCGGCGCTGGACAGCGCCGTGCCGACCAGCGGAACGCCGCTGATGCCCCACTGCACCCAGTCATGCAGCTCCTTGCCGTCGCCGATGTTGTACAGCGCGCGGCGGCCGCGCTGGTAGGCGCTGATGTCCTTGGACTGCGCCTCGGTGACGTCGGTGTAATTGGCCGCGGCCGCGCCGGGCGGCGGCACCCATGTCCTGCTGCCGGGGTGCCACTGGTGGTCGACGCCGTTGATGGACTTGACGGTCGGCACATCCGCCTTGGCCGCGCGCTCGTTGCGCTCCTTGTAATGCTGCAGCTCCAGCGCCCGGTTCTGGGTCATCTGGTCCTTGTAGGCCTCGTCGAGCTGCTTCTGCTCGGCTTGCCGGATCGCGGCCTCGCGCTGCGCCAGCGGTGCCAGCCGAGCCGCAATGGCGTCCTTCTCCGCAGGGCTGGCGTTGCGCAGTTCCTGCTGGATCCGCTGCTCCATCGGCCGCAGCGGCAGGATCGGCGGCGGCTGCAGCGCGCCCGGCCGGGGCGTGATGAAACCGTCGTCTGTAGGTGGGGCCGTCCTGATCGGCGCGGCCGGCGGGGCTGCCCTAATTGGGGAACCAGTTGCCGAAGGCGACGGGGAGCCGTCGAACGCCATCACCGGGGCGTTGACCCCGGCCTCCGTAGGGTTTGCTGGCGGCACCCCCTGCCGCTGCATGACTGCAGTCGCCAGCGCGTCGCGCGGGTCCACCGGCCGCTCCGGCATGCCGTAGTAGCCCTTGATCCGCGCCGCGGCCGCCTCCGGCCCGGCGCCTGATGGCACGTTGTTAAGCGCCAGATTGCGGGGACTGGCGTTGCCGGCGCCGGTCAGCATGTTGGCGGCGGTGCCGGCGCCCTGCTGGTGCGCCAGTGCCAGATCCGCCATGGTCGGCGGCCGACCGGTGGCGCTCTGCAGCGTCGCCGCATTGTCGGTGGTGAGCGCCCGCAGCGCGTCCGCCGACGCCATGTCGTCGTCGGGATTGGCGAGGCCATACTGCCGGGCGGTGCCCGGCACGAACTGGTAGAGGCCGCGCGCCCCGGTCGACGAGGTGTCGCCCGGCCGCCTTTGCTCGCCGGCCCCAAGCTGCGAGGCGTAGGCCTGCATGTCGGGATTGCCGGGGAAGGCACGCTCGGCGGCGGCCTGCCCCCGCGCGTTGCCGAGGCGCGGCATGCCGGCCTGCGCGTCGAGCAGATTGTAGCCGCCGTCCATCGGAGAGGCGGCGACGTTCTGCGGCGGCCGGGCCGGTGGCCTAGCCATCGGGCGCGGGTCCAGCATCGAGGGGGGCTGCTGCGGCGTGTTCACGCCCGGCGCGCGGGCGTCGGGCTGGTACAGGGTCGAGGCCGGTTGCCCGGCCGGCGGGGTGGTGAGGGCGTCCAGATCCGGCGCCGGCTGCACGTCCATGGGCGCGGGCGCCGGCACGATCGCGCGGTCGATCGCGGCCACGGCGGGCGCCACGCTGTCGGGCGGCGCGTAGCCGCTCGGCTGCCCGCCGCCGAGCACGCGGCTCTCTACCGCCCTAGCCTTGGCATCGAGGGCGCCCTCCTCGTTGCTGAGTTGCTTCCGCCGCATGCGCTCGCCGAACGCCTCGCCGAGGGCGTGGATGCCCTCCCCGAGGTTCTTCGGCGCGGTGCGCTTGGTCGCCATCATCTGCAGGGCGAGGCGGCGCCGCAGCTCCTGATTGATGTTCGGGTCGTTCTGATTGTAGATATAGGACTGCAGCTCTTCCAGCGGGTTTGCCATCTACGCGGCCCTCAATATGCTGCCCATGACCCGGCTCGGGTTGATATACTTGGTGCCGTCGCGCGTGGTGCCGACCGCCCGCTTGTCGATCTTCTCGACGTCCTGCGCCATCGGCCCGACGTGCCGCGCCGGGTCGCCCTTGTAGGACCACTCCGAGATCGGCAGCTGCTTGCGCTTGCCGTCCTCGCCGGCGGCGAAAACGGTGCCCATCGGCACCACGTTCTCCTTGGCGCGCTCGTCGGAGATGATGCTGGCGCCGGCGCCGAGGATGCCGCCCATCGTGCTCTGCCAGTTCTGGTTCTGGGCGTTGTAGTTCTGCATTTGCTGATTGTAGCTGTTGTTGATCAGGCCGCCGATGTCGGTGGTGGCGATCTGGCTGCCCGGCGTGTTGATCCAGTTCGGCGACTGCACTTGGCTGCCCGACATCAGTGAGGTGATCTCGTTGATCGGCTGGTTGCGCGCGGCGTACTGCTCCTGCAGGTAGGCGTTGCGCGCGGTGTTTTGCGCGTTGAAGCCGGACTGCGCCTGCGCCAGCTGCTGGGCGAGGCCGGCGTTGTTGAAGCCGGCCTGCGCCGCGTTCTGGGTGAATTGCTGGCCCTGCGCGGCGTTTTCAAAAGTGCCCCGGCCAAGCTCCTGCTGGTAGGCCTGCCCCTGCGCGGCGTTCTGGAAGGCGGCGAGGCTGCCCGCCATCTGGTTCATGCGCTGCTGCTCGGCGCCGGCTTGGCCGACCGCGGCGAAGCGCGCGTCGGTGGCCTGCCGGTTGTAGTCGTCCATCGCGCTGGAATAAGCCTGCGAGCCGTAGCGGATGCCCTGATCGGCCAGCCGCTGTTCGATGTTCTTGCGCTCGATCGCCAGCTGCGGGTTCATCCGCTGCATCAAACTATCTTCGACGCGCTGCCGGTCGGCGGAGAAGTTGTCGGCCGGGCCGTAGGTGCGGGTGATGTCGCCGGCGTCACCAAACTGGCGCTGGATCTGCCCGCCCGGGTCGAACGAGGTCGCCGCCTTTTGGGCGTTGGTGATGGTGCTGGGATCGCCGCGCGCCGGGCCGCCGGCGTTCGGGTTGAACGGCGTCGACAGCAGGCTGGAGACACGGCCGCTCTGCGCGTTCGCCATGCCGGCCAGATTGAAGGCCGCAGCCTCCTGCTGGCCTTGGATCGCCTGCTGTTGCGGCGACGGCGTCTGCGTCGCCGTGAACGACGGGATGTTGTAGGTCTGCCCGGTGGTCGGGTCGACCCAAGCGTAGTTTCCGGTCTGGTTGTAGTCCAGACGCCCCTGCGGCGTGACCTGATTGACTTGGTTCAGGTACTTGTTGGCGATCGCGGTGCCGACATTGGTGCCGGTCGCGGCGGCGGCCGTTGCGTAGGGGTTGGGCGGCTGCGGGGGATCTGGCTTGCTCAAGGTAGCTTCCTATCGCTGGGGCATTCCGCCCGGCTGCATCTGCGGTGGCATCATCGGCGGCTGGCCTTGCGGCGGCGCGCCGCCCGGCGTCGGCGGCATGCCCTGCTGCGGCGGCATGCCGGGCGACAGCGGCATCGCGGTCGGGGGCGGCGTGCCGAGCGGCGCGCCCTGCGGCGGCGCGCCCGGAGCTGGCGTCTGCGGCATCTGCAGCTGCTGCGGCGTCGACTGCGGCAGCTGTGGCATTGGCGTCTGCGGCGGCGGCGAGGCGATGTTCATCAGCGCCCGCGTGATCGCATCACGCTGGTCGTTGACGCCCGTGTTCAGGTAGGGTGATGGCATCAGGCGGCCTCCTCGAAAAGATCAAGCTGTTGGGCAGGCCGCCTTCGGTTGGCGTTGTAGCGGCTTTTCTCCCAATCTTCCACCGTCAAGGTGCCGACCACACCGTCGCGATCGCGACCGCCGAGCCGCTTGATGTAGTGCAGGGAGAAGCCGATCGCGGCCATGATGCGCAGCACGATGGCGTTGTCGGCCATGGTGGTCTTGATCACCATCTGGCAGCCGACCTGATAGAACGGGTAATCGTACATGATCTGAATAGTTCTGCGGGATAACCAGTTGGTGCCGGGGATCGCCGCGCCTGATATTTCGATGGTGCCGACCTCCGGGCACCAGTTGCGGTAGACCAGCCCGCCGACGAGGCGCCCGTCGGCGTCGATCACGCCGATCGCCGCGCACTTGCCGAAGCCGCGCTCGCGGCACTCGGGGATCAGCTGCGCCACGAACTGCGCCACCGCCTCGTCATGTCCGAAAACGTAGTCGAGCATCGGTTTCTCCCCTTACCAATCGCCGCCACTGCCGCCGGGGCCGCCGCCGGGGCTGCCGGCGCTGCCGGCGTCGCCGGTGCCGCCGTCACCGCCCTGCCCGCCAGCGGTGCCGCCGCCTTGGCCGCCGCCGGCATCGCCGGCATTGCCGCCGGTGGCGCTGCCGCCAAGGCCGCTGTCGCCGGTGCTGCCGCCGCTGGGGCCGCCGTCGCCGCCGGCGGGACCGCCGGTGGCGCCGCCAGTACCGCCGGGGCCGCCGTCGCCGCCGCCGCCAACCCCGCTTGCACCGCCGCCACCGCCGCCGCCGCCCGCGCTGCCGCCACCGCCGCCGCCGCCCGCGCTGCCGCCACCGCCGCCGCCTGCGCTGCCACCGCCGTCACCGCCGCCGCCGCCGCCGCCGCCGCCGTCGCCGCCTGCGCCTATCCCGCCATCGCTGGTCGAGGGGGCGCTGAGGCCGAGACCGAGGCCCTCACTGACCGATTGCGCGCCGAGGCCGAAGCCGAAGCCACCCGACGGGCCGCTCATGCCCATGCCGAAGCCGCTGTCAGCCGGGCCAGTGTCATTGGCGTTAAAGCCCATCGGGCTGGGCGCGAGGCCCCTGCCCGCCGGCGCCGCCGGCGGTCCGAGGTTCGGACCCTGCTGCGTAACCGGGCCAGATGCCGGGCCGGGGCCAAAGCTGAGGCCCTGCTCGACGCTCTGACTGACGCCGGGCGTCGCCATGTTGGTCTTGCCCAGCCCGTTGGCGATCGCCCAGCCCAGCGCCTGCGACACGTCGCTCTGGGTAAAGCCCAGCCGACCGTCCGCGGCGGGCGCTGCGGGCGTTCCCGGCGTTCCCGGCGTTCCCGGCGGCGCGGGGGCCACGGGCGCCGTCGGCGGCGCCGGAGGGGCGTTGAACGGGGTGATGGTAAAGGTCTTATTCGGGTTCGGCGCTTGGTTGGTCGGCCCCGGCACCACCGAGTAGCCCTCGTGGGGGCCGATGACGCCGAGCGGCGCGTTCGCGTTTTCCGGGTCCGACAAGTTGGGGTCGGTTTCTACGTTGACTTCGGGTCCGACCACCGGGTTGGCAAGCGTGGGGCCGATGAAGCCAAAGTCTGGGTTGGGCGCGGGTGTGGGGGCCACGTCGACCGCGACGCTTGAGTTATGCTGAGATGGCGGTGTGCCGGGGTCGACCGAGACGTTCGAGTTGTGCGCGGAGGATGGGCCGGGCGCGCCGGGGTCACCCTCGACGCCGACATTGGAGTTGGTCGGGCCGGGGCCAAGGCCGGTAGCCGGGCCGCCAAGGGCGCCGGCGTCGCCGATGCCGCCGTCCGCGCCATCCGCGCCGCTGCCGCCATATCGCTGGCCGACGTCACCGCTGCGCACGATCCACGTCGCGATCGCGTCGCGCTGCGCACTCGCCGGGTCGGCGTCCCGCCGAAACCACGGGTCTAGCGCCGGCGGGCGCCGCAGGTTGCGCGCGTTCCAGTCGGCGACGGCCGCCATCTGCCCCTCGTCGCCATAGATCCACGCCGGGGCGAATAGCCCTCCCAACGCGCCTGTCCGGTCCTGCACCATGTCGCGTAAACCCTCAGACGTTGACACCCAATCGTTCATACGTTGCCGCGATCGAGATGATCTCGACCTCGGGCTTGGCCTGCTGCGCCACCGTGACCTGCACGATCGGCGCGTGGCTGTAGCCGGTCATGCCGATCGACACCCAGCCGGTGTTGCGCACCACCGGCGGCGGCGGCGTGCCGGCGTCCCAGATCGAAGTGCCCCACAGGCCCTGATCCCAGAGATCGAGCAGGCCGGGGTCCGGCCCCGCCAGCGGCGGCTGCGGCAGCGTCACGACGTAGTCGGTGGTGGCCGAGATCTGCGGCACGAACGGCTCGCCGGCGCGGGCCGAGAACGAGACGCGCGACTGCCGCCAAGTGATGGTCTGCGAGGGCGAGGCGAACATCTCCCAGCCGCCGACCAGCGTGGCGATGTAGGGCACGCCGTCGTCGTAGCCGGTGCGGTCGGCCTGCATGATGCGGCCGGTCTGCGTGCCGAAGAACATATCGCCGCGCATCCGCATGAAGCACATCGCGTCCCAGCCGGTGAAGCGGCCCCACGCGCCGGTGGCGGCGTTGACGACGAGGCAGCGATACTTGCCCGGCGTGCCGCCCGGCAGCGTCACGAAGATGCCGCCGTATTCGTCCCACTTGCACATGGTCCAGCTGTGCTCGCGCTTGTCGAGCACCTCGGCGCGCCACGTCGGCTTGATCTGCCGGCTGACGGCGGCCAGCTCCAGCTCGGCGCGGTCCTTGGTGATGGCCCCCGATGTCGGCAGGATGCCGTCGACGGTGGCGATCAGAAGGTCGCCGCCGATCGCAAGGTGCGCGTTCATGCCGAGTGGCGGCGACATCTCGTAGCGGCCCTCTTGCCGCCAGTTGGCGGCGCTGGAGGGATCGCCGCCGGTGAAGATCAGCAGCTCCCCGAGATTGGTGCAGAACACCAGCTTGTCGTCGATGCCGTCGCCGGCGTCGATCGACCAGCTGGCGCAGAACAGCAGCTTGCCGCCCTTGGTGGCGGCGCCCGACAGCGGGATCATCGCCAGCGCGCCGCCGACCGCGTTGAGCGGCAGGTACCACGCATTCATGCTGTTCAGTTCGATGAAGAAGTAGCGGTTGCGGTACTTGCAGACGTAGGAAAGGTTGGCGCCGGCCGCGACCGGCGTGCCGGCCGGGCCGGTGATCTGGCCCGCGTTGAGCACTTCCCACGTCGTTCCGTTGTAGCGCAGCGGCGGGTCGCCGGCGTCGTTGACCGCGAGCAGCCAGTCGCCGCCCTGATTGGCGAGCTGCGAGGCGACGTAGTTGCCGCTGGTGCGGCCGCTGGCGACCATGACCGGCACCGCGGAGGTGACGTTGTAGACCTTGGCGGTGTTGGCGGCGAACATCTGGTGGATGATGCCGCTGGCGTATTCGAAGCCGGAGATAACAGGCGTTGTCTCCGGCAGCTGGCACCACTCCTCGCAACCGCCGCGCAGCTTGACGCCGCGCATGGTCGGCGCCCAGTTGTCGCAGATCACGGCGGCGCCCGGCTGCATGTAGGCGAAATTCTCGTTCTCGATGATGCCACGGGTCGGCGCCGGCAGCGTGATCGTCTCCAGCTTCTGCGCCACCTGCGCAGGCACCGCCACCCGCTTGAAGGCCTGATGCTGGCTCATGGCGGCCCCGGAAAGTAGATGGTCTGTGTCGGGATCGCGACGCGGGTGTTGCCGGAGATCGGCTTGCGGCCGATGATGATCGGCGCCGGCTGGTCGTGGCCCATGGCGACCGCGAGTGCGTCGCCATAGGTGCCCATATCCTCGGCGTAGGGCGAGCCCTTCTGCGCCTTCCACTGCCAGATCATGCCCAGCTTGAGCAGCCGCTCGTCCAGCCTGAACTCGTCGAGGTCGTTGACGAAGCGATCGCCGTAGCCGCCCGACGTCAGCTTCACGCAGTTCTTATCGAGGTAGTAGTAACTGGCGACCTCGTCCACCGCCAGTTCCGGCATCACCTGCACCTCGCCGCCGAACAGGGTCCAGCTGCCGCCGCCAATGCCGCTGTCCCACGCATCGCCGCGGCCTTGGCGGACCCACTGGTCATGGTCGAGGATGAATTGCATCGGGTCGGTGCGGCTGGTGCCGCGCCACATATTGGAGGTCAGCATCAGCCGCTTGAAATTCGCCGGCAGCGGGAAGCCGCCGGCGACACCGTCGCCGGTGATCGTGGCACCAGTGCGCAGCACCTGCCAGTCACGGGTGTCGTAGGCAATGCGCTGCGCCATTTCGTTGGCGAGCGACACCATCTCCTGCATGGTGCGGTTGCCGGCGATGTTGGAAAATACCGACGGCGGCTGTGTAACGCCGACCGTCGCGCATACGTCCTTGATCACCGACAACAGCGTCATGGCTATGCTACTTTCTCAGGCCGCACGTTCTCCGCCATCCGCACCAGCGTCTTGCGGTTCATGTTGTTGGCGCCGATCGGTTCCTGACCCGAATGCACCCGGACGTACTCGCGCAACTGCGGCAGGTCCATGCTGTCGAACTCGCTGGCGGGTTCGGCAGCTTTCTTGTTGGCGGCGTCCTCCTCGAGGATGACGTTGCGGGCGCGCAGCTGCTCCAGCTCCGCCATCATCTGCTTGTTCGGCGCCGACGAGCGGCCCTCGGCGATGTATTCCTCGGCCTTGTTCTTCATCTCGCGGCCGCCGGGTCCGAGGTTCTTCAGCTCGATGCCGTCGATCGCGGCGAGCTGCTCCACGGTGTAGACGTTGAGCGCCCGCAGCTCGGCGCGGCGCGCGTCGCTGAGAAACGGCGCAATGTCGAGCGGCATGCCGACCTTGGTCTGCGTGGCGTCGCGCTTAAACTGCTGGTACTGGTGCCGGAAGCGTTCGGCGTAGCTCTCCTTGCGCTGGCTGCCGGTGTAGGGGTCGTCGACCCAGCGGCACACGTCGGTCGAGGGAAACACCTTGATGTCCTTTGATCCGGCCGAGCGGATCTCGCAGACCTCGACATCCTCGTAGATCGGGCGGCCCTCCGCGAGACTGCGCGTCTCGTTGTGGATGGCGATGTGCTTGAACGTGACGACGAGAAGCTCGTCGGGATCCCGTGGTGGCATGAGTAAACGTCCTTCCTTGGTTGAAGTGATCAGGGGCCGCCTTCATGGAAGGAAGGCGTAAACCTACACGTCGGCGGCCCCATCACCTGCTGCTCCCTGACAAAGAGGTAGCAGGATTGCGTCAGGCTGCCGGGTTGCTATCGTACAACCGCCAGTTGAACATCGGATTTGTCATCGTAAGTTCGCCCATCCACCCGATGAACTGGGCAATGGCGTCCTTGTCGATCGGCATCTGCCCGTCACCGTCGAACAGCTTGTCGAAGTTACGCGAGGGGTGATAGCGCAGCCGCAGCGTGTCGGTGTTGAGGCCGAACGTGGTGTTGGCTGGCATGTTGGAGCCGATGCCGCCGTCGAGCACGATCTCGGCGCGCTTGCCGCCGCCGATGTATTCCAGCGCCGAGAAGCCGAGCGAGCCGAGGCTGGTGCTGCCCTGCTGGCGCTGCATCGCGACGGTGGCGGCGTCGTAGGCCGCGTAATGCTCGGGCGACATGATCAGCAGATCGGCGTAGTCACGGCCGCGCGACTGCTTGGTCATTGCGTAATTGAGCATCGGGCGGATGGTGGCCGAGGTCACCTGCGTGCCGATCGGCGTCAGCGAGATGGTGCCCGCGGCGCCGGAGGGATCGAAGGTCTTGGTCTGCCAGATCACGGCGGTGGCGCGATCGATGCCGCCGTAGACGCCGGTGTTTGGCAGCACGGGGACGGCGGTCGCAAGACCGGTGATCTGCTTGTTGCCATTGGCGGTGCCGTCGGAGTAGATGCCGGCGTCCATGGCATCTTCCAGCGCCTTCTCGGCCGCCGTCAGATAGCTCTCGAACACGTCCATCAGCTGCGCTTCGCCTTGGTTGTTCAGGATCTCCTGCATCGACAGGATCAGCGGAATAACCACCATCTTCGGCGAGTAGACCGCATCGTTGAACAGATCGATGGCCGGGTTGAGCAGCTGATCATAGCCGCTGTACCACTGCGAGACTTGCTTGCCGATCTGCAGGGTCTGGCGGATGGTCGGGCCGGAGTAGGTCTGCCACAGGCCCTTGCGCTTGAGCACGGCGAGCAGCGCGTTGTTGTTGGAGACGAGATCCTGATAGCTGGCCGATCGATCTTCGACGGCCATGGACAGCACCTGCTGGTACTGCGCGGTGGTAGCAATGTTGGGCATAATGCCTCTCCCACGGGGTTCAGATTGAAAACAGATTTCAGCTGTTCAGGCGCGCCATGGCGTTCTGAAGAGCTTCGCGAGGCGATCCACTCGGTTTCTGCTTTCGCGATGCTCCGTTTGAGGGAGCCACATCGGGATTGCCGGAAATAGAGCGATCAGTCTGTCGGGTCTGAGCCGTCGTGGTGCGGGTCTGAGCCGCGTGTGTGGCGGGGTAGAGTAGCTCCGCCCGTCTATATGCCGTCTCGAGATCGAAGCCCAGCTTGAGCTCCTGCTCGATCGGCACTCCCAGTTCATCAAGCCGCGGGTGCGTGTCGGCAAAGATGTCGAGCGCGCTGCGCACCTGAGTGAACTGCTGCTGAGTATGCATCTGCTGTACGGTCTGTTTCAAGCCGCTAATTTCGTTATATAGCGCCCCGATCTGGCTGGCGGCGGCCTGCTGCTGGTTGCCCTGCTGGACCTGACGCAGCTGCTCCGGCGATGAATTGAGGATGTAGTGGGCGATGTCGCGCAGGCCAATCTTCTGCCCGGTCTGCGGATCCTTCAGTCCGAGATTGTTGACGATCTGGTCGAGGCCGGCGATTGGGTCGGCGCGCAGCTTGGTTTCGATGGTGGTGTAATTGTGCAGCGCCTGCTCCAGCGTGGTGCCGTGCTCCTGCGCCATCTGATGAAAGCGGGCAATCGGCTTGAACGCCTCGGCGACGCCCTGATACTGCTGCGCCGCCTTGCTGAACTCCTGATGCATGCGGTGGACGTCGCCCCGCACTGTCTCCGGCGTGTCGGCCCAGTCGCGCTTGGCGCCCTCGGCCATCCGCTGCAGCGGCTCGGCGTAGGGCGCGTGCGGCGGCAGCCGCTTGTAGGCCTGCGGCTGGCCGGGCTGCGCCGGGGGCGCGGAAGGCGCGGCGTTTTGCGCCGCCTGCGCGTCATCGGGCGCCTCGGGCTTCTGGCGGGGCGCGAACCGGCCGCGGTCGCGCGGGATCGTCTGGTCGCCCTGCGCCTCCGGCGGCTTGCGCAGGTTCAGCTTCGGCGTCTCTTCCGGCGGGTTGTTGTGGCCGGCCTTGGCCTCGGCAGCCTTGGGGGTGGGCTTTTCCGCCGGCTTCTCGCCCTTCGGCGGCGGGCTGTTGGCGCGGTCGAACGCGGCCTGCAGGCTGTTCCGCACGCTGGCCCGCTCCGGGGCCGGCGCGGTCTGGGCGCCGATCGGGTTCGGCAGCGACGGCTGGCTCGGGTTGATCGGGGTTTCGTTGGGGGTCGAGGCGGGGGCGGAGGGCGCGGCGCTGGGCGGCGCTGATGGGGCGCTGGTGTCAGACATGGGTGGCTTCCTTCCTAAGACGCAAACTGCGGACAAGTTGTCCGCATTGCGGACACTATGTCCGCACCTTGGTAATCGCTTTCCGCAGGGCTTCCCGGCGCGCGGCCTTGGCGGCCGGCGTCATTGAGCCTGCGCCCTTCGGCTTGGCGGGCAGCTTCTCGTTGCCGACCTCGATCAGGCCGAGCGATCGGCCGACCGCGCGGTACTGGCGCTTCGAGGTGTAGAACTTGCCGTCGACCTGCTCCAACGGGTCCATGGTGTCCGAGATCACCATCGGCGTCGGCAGATCCGATCGCGGCGGCTGTAGCACGTCCCGCTTGACCCGCCACCTGCCGGGGGCGATTTCGACCAGCTCAACCATTTGTTCCCTGCCTGTTCAGGGGCGCAAAAACCGCCGTGGTTTTGCGCCCCCCTGCCTA